CTTGGTATTAATCTGCTCATGGGTGTATTTACCCTTGCGCTTATTAACCTTCTTACGCTTTCGTGCGGTTGCCATATTGCTATTGTCGCTTATTCATGATAAGGAATAGATCATCGACACGCTGTTCTAATCTAGTTAGTTGATCCTTCATACTAGATCCACCATTAGGTCGTAGTTCGTTTAACCAACCTTTAACTAAGAAACGTAATCCTATTAGCCCTGCGCTCAGCACTGCGCAAATACCAGCGCCAAAGCCAGCCCATTCTGCCGGACTCATTTCTCATCTGCACCGATGCCATAAGCATTATCGGATTTGTCTAAAGCCCTAGCTGCTGGGCCAGCCAAAGCTGCAACTACTACAGACAGTGCTGGATCTAAACCTAATTCATTACTTGCTAAAAATGTTAAGAAAGATACTAATACCCCACGTGCATAGGATTTTAGTATGGCTTTTTGTTTCTTGCTTATCTTCATATTTTGCCCCCTAGTAGTGGTATATCGAACTCTCTGCCGTCTTTATCGCCTAACTTTGTAAAGCTGATATGGATGTGCTTTGTGTGCTTATTGAAACCCTTGTACTTACGCCACTTAAAATTAAGTATCCTGCTAGCAATCATGCCATTATGGATTACGTAAGATATACGCTTATCGGTTTTCGCACATTTTCTGATCTGGTCAGCCAGATATATTGAGATCCCTTCGGATGAATCCAGGCGAGAATCCACATCAATGGCTCGGACACACCCAGATTTGTCTGGATTATGATCCGATTTGGTGGCGCTATGACGAGCATCACCAATCCACCCATCACTGGTAGAGCGGCGATCTGGATACCAGGTATCAATCTGATCTCTTAACTGCACACCAGCTGCACATAGCCATGGTTTCATTTGCCACACTTCCTCAAGATTGTGCTATAAACCTAAAGCCCTTAAATCATCAGTAGTTAAACCTAATGCTGTAAGTTTTCCTTCGGCTTCGGCTTTGGCTTGCGCCTTTGCTTCGGCTTCGGCTTTTTTTACTTCATAATTGGCTTTGTCTATTTCATATTGAGCAAACTCTTCATCATTCATTTCTCTATCAATTACTTCATCTGTTTGAGTATTATGTATTCTTATCATTGGTCTTGACATTATTTCACCCCATAAAGTAGAATTGTGCCAGCACTAAAAGTACCAGCACTTACACCAAATTCTAAAGATGAGATAGCAGTAGATGGCATCAATAAACTTCCACCATAATTCAAAGCCCGAACGGATCCGCTTGGGAATAAAAATCGGGAACGACCAGCAAAAGTTTTATTAAAAGTAGTGCTTGCGTAATTATCAATTTGTAAAAAGAAAACAGAGTCAGCGTTTCCAGCATCCATTTCGTTTGTCTCACCTCTTAACGCAATCTGCGTGTCTACCGAATTTGCGTAAACTGTTGTATTATCAATTCCACTTACGGCAATGGTTTGTGTGGTTGCATTTACTTTACAGAAAAAATTGCAATCTACCGAAACATTAACACCGCTTATAAATAAAACTAAACTTACATAAGTTTGTGGAATTGATGAAAGTGTAACAGCTGATCCAGTTAATGTGGTGGTGCTAATTAAAGTCATTCCACCACCAGTAGCAGGGGTTGCCCACTCTGGCGCTGTCGCCCCAGAATTTACTCGCAAAACTTGTCCAGCCGTACCGATTCCAAGTCTTGCTGGTGTTGATCCGCTTGAAGAATAAATAGTGTCGCCAGTGGTAGTCATTGGATTTACCATGCCTGTTGTATCCAAGTTAGTCCAGGCTGATCCAGTGTAATAAGTTGTTGTATTTGTATCTTTTAAGAAAGCAAAGTTACCCTCTTGTGGTGATGTAACAGCTGCATCTCTAGCTGTGGCATTGGCAAACACCCAAATACCTTGCATCAAATAGCCATCTACATCGGTTGCGGTTAATACCTCGCCTGTAGTAAAATCCTTAAACCCTAAACCTGCTGCCATCTCTACTCCTTAGTAACTTAGGACATTATAGTCTAAAGTGCCATAAATGCTATTATTTAGGATAAATGCATCTATAACGGGCTCTAATGTCGTGAATGTGGTTTTCCAACTATTCGGGGTTATTGCCATACGTACCCCAAAAATCTGTAAAGTCTTCTCTAAAAGTGATCCACCAGGCTGGGTAGTCTTGACTGTAATTGGATCAAAAAAGTCTAAATCTAAAGCTGCGATTATACCTGAATTGTAGTTATCGGTGTATAGATCTAGGACTATGGCATCTACTCGTATAGAGGTTTCTTGTCTACTAGCTACATAAGCCTGGGCATAATCTAAAGCTACTGCATCTGTCTGCATTAACAAATTGTCTAAATAGTAACTATGTAAAAAGTATTTATCTATGCTGGCTTGGTTCAGGGCTACTTGTGGGCTACCACCAGCTCTAGTGATAGTGGCTTTATTAAATACCAATACATCGTTTAATATCCAAGTAGCATCAAAGTAATCTATACCTGTGCCATTATCTGCAAATACTGTAGGTGTGCCACCAATAGATCCAGCGGTTACACCTCTATCTTGGAATACAAAGTTATTGTCTGCACTAACATAAATAGCGCCATACTCTGATTCTGTTGCAATTTGTAAAGCCTGTAATGCTGTGCGGTTAGTACCTGGGTCTGCCTGTAATGTAGTAAGACCTGCATCTATATCACGCTGTGATAATGGCCAGTCAATTTCGTCTAATATCTGATTAATACGAGTACCTGATAGATCGCCAGCAGTTGCACCAGTAACAGTGCTGATCTGGGCTAATTGGGCTAATCTAAAAGCATCTACAGCTTGAATAGTAGTCATGGCTAAATCTGCTTCTGATTCATCTGGATAGGTTGTAACATAACTTGTAATAAATCCTGAAAATATAGGATAAGTATTAACACCATAAGTAGCAGTAATCTGCACTTTCTTCATAGGTGTTAATAAATTGTAATATGGCCCTGATACATTCTGTGGGTTAAAATCACCATTTTGATCTATTATTCGCAAAGTAAGTGAGCCTGTTTGGAATTGATCGCTAAGAGCGGTACGGCCTCGGTTAGTTTCAATTCTATTTACTTGATTAGATACATCAACAATTAAAGAACCAGGATCGCCTAATGTGTTTACATCTAATTGACCAGTATCCAAAATTAAAAATTGGGCAAAGCTAGGGCCAGTAGTAAAGTTAATATAAGCATTTATTATTGGTACTGTCATAAGAACCCAGCAGGTGTAGTGCTATAACCCGATCTAGTCGCTATCTGTATGCTTTCTGCAATAGCCTGGCTTAACTTGTCGCCACTACCTGCAGTATCTACAGTTATGCGTATCTCTTGTGCTGTTGGTCTTAAACCGCTAAGTGGATCAAACCTAAAGCCTGTATCTGCTAAATCTTGTGTAGTTGCACTTAGGCTAGATAATGGATCATAAGGTGTGATCGCAGGTGGGAAAATTGTGCCACCACTAGATCTAGGCATACTAGTTCTACCTGCTAAACCAGATACGGCAGCTCCTATAGTTGCAAGGATATCTGCCTCTGTAGCTCTTAAACCGCTAAGTGGATTCCATACGGCTAATCTATCAAAGGCTGCTCTAGCACTATCGGCTGCCTCTGCTAATTTTTTAGCGGCCTCAGCTGCTTTCATTTCTTCTAATATCTTTTTAGCCATTGCTTCATTGTTATCTAATATGGCTATCTGTGCTTTAATACGTAATTTAGTTTCTTCATCTTGGGCTTCATTAAGCGCCTTAGTTAAGCCTATACGCTCTACATCAAACTTATCTTTAAGTTGGTCTATAGCAGTCTTAGCCTTTAATGTGGTTACTTCTTGCTTCTTTAACTTTAATAAATCCTGAGATGCTTTGATCTCTTGCCTTCTTTGTGCAGCTAAAATACGACCCTGTGCTGGAGTTTCTCTAGCTGGTGCAGTAGGGAATCTACCTTTACTGTTTTCCTGAGCCAACTTATTAAGCATGTTAAATATGTTTGTGCCAAATACAATATCGCCTAAAGTCTTAGCGCCAGGTATAGATTTGATCTCGCCAATTAATACGCCTAAACCTTCGATGGTCTTACCTGTTGACTTGCCCAGATTTTCCATCTTTTTAGTAACTTCATCAATACTATTATCTTTACCTATTGCTTGTAATGCCAGTAATAAACCTTCACCAATTTCTTCTTTAGCATTTTCCGATGCAACTCTTAGTAAGTCCATCTGTCCAGCGTAAGTACTTAATCTAGCTTGTGCTTGGCCTGCAAACTTGCTATTAAGTTCGGCCATGATTGCATCCATGTCGCCAGCCTTTAATAAGGCTTTATCTAGGCCAGCACCTAATCTACTTAATCCTGTGGTGTTACCAGCGTAGGCACGTGATAGGGCTGCGGTTACTTGGCTTAATGATTTACCAGTAGCAGCTGACACATTCATAGCAGTATTTAATGCTTCTTGGCTTGTGGTGATTGAGCCTGTTACTGTTAGTAACTGCTGAAATGCTGGGCGTAATTCATCATCTAATACGCCTGTGGCCTTCTGTAGATTCGCTATGTATAACTCTACGCCTGGTGCGCTAAATTGGTAGCCAGTATTTTTTAACTGTGTCTCTAAAGACTTGGCAGCCTTCTCATCGGCTATAAACGCCTTTACTGCTTCTTTGCTAAATCTAGTTAATGCTGTTACTGAAAATGCAGCTAAAAAAGTTCTTTGAAAAGATTTTAACTGCTTTTCAAATATACCGATTTCTTTCTTGCCTTTTTTAAGACCTTTGTTATTAAAGGTACTGAGTGCGGAGACGACTATATTGGCCACTATGCGACCTTCTTATCTGTAGTCTTATTAAAGTGTGTAGCTGTGGCATTAATGGCCTTAACTATTACGCCATAAATATCACCACTATCTTGCGCCCATGCTTTGTAAATCAAACGGCCTTTAGTCTTGCGACCACCACCCCTAGCGCCTTTAACTTTAGGCTGAGATGTAAGGGTAGGCAAATCAGTAACAAACTGATAGCCAGCAAATGGATTATTAGAACTATATGCAGATGTAGATCTGCTTCTGCTTTTTCTGCTACCTGATTGCTTAAATGCCATTGTGCCGCCACCTTCTGCAACAGATGTAAATGGCGCTCTACCTTGTGGGTTTAATCTACCTGCGGTCTCATAGATACGACCAGCTGCGCTTATGTTATAGACATAACTTTCAACTGTATAGCCATTATTAAATCTTCGGTTTTGGCCTTCTTTGTATCCAATACCACCACGGACAGTAGCTGAATCATATTTAGGGAATGGGCGATAATCTACAGTAGATGATATTGGTTTAGACCAGCCAGACAATACATCGGAATTACTTACTACAAATCCTTTAGCCTTAGCTTCTACGCCTTTCATAACAGGCTCTACGGCTAATTTAACACGCCTATACATATCTTCATCAATAAATGTTAAGCCATTAAGAACGTCTTTAACGCCTACGATTTCTACTGGCATTCTTAACCCTTTCGGCTTTATCGGTTATCACTTGAATAATAGCCCGATACATTTCCGAGTCCATATTGATAAACTCGCTAGGCGGTATTCCAGTTTCTACGGATAATGCTGCTATTCCATAGACTACAGAATCCCGCTTTATTATTTTTTTTCTTCGTCTAATACCTCGACAGTTTCTAAGCTGTCAATAAATTCATCAAACGATAGAGATACTTGACCGCCAGCCCTGCGTAAACATTCCCAAGCTAGCCAGAATATATCTGACTGCTTCTCATCTTCACGCAAGGCCTTACTAATTCCCATGCCTCTTTTTAACTCGAAAGCGTACTCGACACCTGGTGTTATCTTGTGCTCTGATACTTCACCATTAGCCCTTGTTATCTTTAGCTTTGCCATTGTTACTCCTTAGTTAGAATGCCACCGATGATGACACTGTTATTGCGGAGTTTACAGTAAAGGACAGACTTGACGTGGCAATTTCTGAAACGCCGCCTTGACCTATTGGGGTTAGGTTGTTGACCAAAATTGAAAATTGGTAACTTGGGTTGGTGGCTGATACAACAGTGCCCTTAACAGTGATTACTGATACTGCTAATGTTAGACCAAATGCGCCTCTAAGTGTGTCGTTAATTTGGTTTGCTGCCCAGTCGTTGATTACGTCTAATTGGAATGTGCCTGATTGCAAGCCCGCTACATAGCGGTGTGCGGAGTCCCCCATCGCCGTGACCTCAAGTTCGTCTACGATTTGGTTAATTACAGCGTTTGTAACAAATGCGCTGATGTCAACGGAAGGTGTCGTAGGTGCAGCAGCGGTAGCCAACTTAACACCAACGTTATTATTTAGATATATGGCCATACTTATTCCTCGTCTTTCTTAGTTTGTGCAGTTGGTTTTGGTGCGTCTTTAATTTGGCCTATCTTTTTTAGAAAGGCTAAGTCTTCTTCGTGTGTACTCATTTTAACTCCAGCTCGTTAGGATTGATACTGTTATTTCCGATGTTAATAAATCTCCACTTGCCGCACTTGTTATAGCTGGAGCGGAGACACTTGATATATTCATAACTAAAGATGATGCTGCTAATTTAGTTACTACTGCTACTATAAAATCTTCCATACCTTTTAGGTTGCCTTGATTGTCAAATGCTGGCACTGCCATTAAAATTCTAAAATTAGCCAGTGGTGATAGTGTTATCTGTGTGTTATTGCTTGGCACTAAATACGGATCGCTAGGTGTAACTACTACGCTGTTAGCCAATAATGTAGCTGGTGGGTATGAGAATACTGACCAGACACCTGCGTTAGTTAAAGCTGTTGCAAGTGTGCCACGGAGTGTAGTTACGGCAGCCATTAGCCTACCAGTGATGCTGGACTTGAATACGGCTGGATGAGACCACGCACTCGGTTAATCAGCTGATAACCCATTCGATAAGGGCTGGCACTGATCCCATCCATGCCTACCCCACCAGTCTGGCTTACTTGTCTTGCTTGCCAGATGTCCACTGCAATTATCATCGCAGCTTCTCGTATTGCAGGGGTGCTCGCATAAGATTGGGTCTTGTGTTCTGGGCCTCTTGCGTTGCCATAAGGTACTACTTTATGAAAATTTTGACCTT